GTTCTAGAGTACCTACTTGTAAATCAGCTAATGCGTCCGTTACAACCGCACCACTCCCAGCACCATCACAATAAATAATGGCATTTTTTCCATTTTGTATGGTGACAGAGGCCCCTGCTCCACTTCCTTGTTTCATAAGTAATGAATACGGTCCGCTTGAGCCAGTATCGGTGGTCGCATTTTCAATGATAAACCAAGCCGTAGTAGTATCTGGAGCAATGGTGACCGTGCAGTTCTGAGCTAACGATCCCGTAAATTTGATAACCCGGAACATACCATCTTGAAGATTTTCCGTCCCAGTTCCGGGAGAAGCCTCTCGAACAGTAAGGGTCGCTGTTGAAGCATCTGATAAAGCAACCGCCTTATATGCAGCAATCCGATCTAAAATATCAAAGTTAAAGTTAGTAGTATCACCCCAAGTGCCGGTTTGATCCCCAGCAGCCATCTCTTCGATGCCGAAATTTGTAGTATATGATGAAGCCATGTCTTTACCTTATGCCGCTATTTGAACCCAGTTAGCGTCTTGTGTCGTGTCAATCACACTCCATACATTTGGCGTTGTTACAAGTCCTTGTGCCTCAACTCCCGTAACAACAAACGAAACACCCTTTCCAATATCCCCTATTGCCCCAACCGCTTCAACACCAGTAACCCCAAAAATAAGCTCGGTGACTATAGATTCAGAGCCTAAAGTCCCCGCCGCTTCTACCCCCGTAACCGTAAGAATAGAGTTGGTTACTACCGTAACAGTGCCAATAGAATTGGCGATCTCAAGACCAGTAACCTCTATGGTTACATCAATCTTTATGGACTCAGAGCCTAACGCTCCAGCCGCTTCTACCCCCGTAACCGCTAATGGGGCTGGTTGGCTCCAAGGGCCGCTACTCCAGGTTTCTCGGCTCCAACCGTATAAAAGGGCCACTTTGGACCTCTTAGGCTATGCGAATAATCGCGTTGTTGGCGTCATTCGCAGGATACTGGATCGTAAAATCCCCTGCACTCGATGATTTATCTCCACCAAAGTCCAAGACACAAACACTGGGATAGGCCGCATGATTGACCGTTGCGCCCGTTCCCGCTGTATTCAGGGTAGAATTGTAAATTACCGCGCACCTTGCGCCTGTAATCGTGGAAGTACTCCAGGTAGTATCTGCAAAATCCAGGAAAGCCGTTGGAACAGAGGAACTATTATCGGAAAGACCTAAAGTAACACTACCTAAAGCCGCCCCTCCTGCTGAATAAGCAGTCCCGCTTACTTCATTCGTCGTCGTGTATGCTGTCAAATCCTCGTTGGCATCGGTACGACTTGAGGTAAACATCGCAATTTTAAAGGTATCCGCTGAAATACCGGAAGACCCTGTCCTAGTATGATCCAGCCAAAAATGGATACCCACAGTGATTTCTTTTTTATAAGTACCGCACATGGCCTGATTAATAGCCATTTTACAATCTCCTTATCATCTCGGCCATGTCTTCATGCCCTTGCTTCTGAAGTAAAGCCCAAATAGTGGTTCGTTCACTTTGCGCCATTTGCTTTAGGTAGTAGAGTATTACATCCCTAACATTATTTCTATATGCAACTGCCTGATCCCGTATAGGAGGCGGGGCCTTTTCGTTGATAATCATAATCTTGTTCATAGCCATATCAGCCATTGTTTCCGGGCTGTGACCACCATTATTTGAGGTAAATACTTTAACTGTCCCCAAATCTCCTTTACCGTTCGCTTGAAGCATTATTGTACTGGTTGCCTCACTCTATCATAACGATATTCTTCGGTTGTTTGCTGGCCTTCTCCTAGCCTCTTCAGGCCCTGTAAAGATTCAAAATAACGATTATTGTAAAAGGTTAGTAAATCAGTCTCTCCTTTCATAAAGGTATACGCCTCTACTAAAGAAGCATAAAGAAGAGCTAGTTCAGCATTATCTCCTAGCCAACTGGTCCCATCGGCAGTTGCCGAAATGGAAGTAGGGCGAAAGAAATAATGCAACTCCATGGTCAAAGCATCATTTGGAGTAGGCGCTAATAAAAAAGTAGTATCGTTCCAATCCCCATAATAAAGAGGAATCCCTGTAGTGGAAGGATCAGGAGTAAAATCCTGCAAGAAAGTTATATGCTTATACAGTAGAAACTCATTACTGGAACTATTTACGACACTCAAGGAAAAAGGAGCCAAAAAATCACTTGGTTTTGACAAAAACTTTTGCGAAGCAGTCGTAGTTCCTTGGGAGTTTTGCCTAAAAACGTCTAACTGCACCTCTTTCAAAATACGTTCTTCCGCATTCAAAATAAACCTTGTCAAATTATTGACAAAAGTAGTCTCAGAATTATCTGTATAATCCTGAATTGCAGTTTTGAGTGTTGCAAATGTAAAAGCCATATTAAGGACTCACTGTTATGGGGCCAGCGGAAGCTTCTCCGCCCCCACCTTTTTTAGCAACTCCAGATACCTCTGAAGAACCACTATCACTAACATCAAAAGTGTAAAAATCAGAATCTACTTTAGTTACAGAATACCCGGCTGCTGCTTCTATGACAGCAGACGTGAACCCATTTGATCCATCTGCCGCCCTACCAAAATCTGCTACCTTCCTAAATCTTACTGTATCACCAGTAGAGCGATTGTGACCGGGACTAAAAACCTTAACCACACTGGACCCGGATGCGCCAGAAATAAAAGCATTAAACGGAAGAAGAACCGTTACTGCTGGTTCAGTTCGATCTGGTCGAGCATTCCGCAGAGCTTGTGGATCAGCCATAAATTTTGGGATATCTAACTGAGGTTGTTTCGATTCCCACTCATCATTTCCTACCAGGAAACCAGTCCACTCTTTTTTCATATTTTTTAGTTTATATGCCACCCCGGATCTATCAGAAATCCCCAAGGCATATCTCTCAGATGCATAACGAGGCATTAGCCAGTTGCCCTTAAAGAAGAAGCTGTCGGAACAAGGGTAAGAGGTACTCGATCCTGATCCTCAGTCGCAGCTCTTACAAATTCTTCCTCATAGATAGCTTTAAGCATTTCTATTCTGTCTGGCGCTCGCTTAATGGAAAGGTAGTAAGCCAATCCCGCAGTTAAGCAAGGATAAAAGCGCCAAGGAACCTCTACCGTATTGACGGAAGCATCCGCATCATCAATACGAACCATCCGGTCATAGATAATTTGATCCGTATTATTTTCTGGAGAAGGCCAAATCCGATAAACAGGGGTTATTAAACGATCCACATAATATTGAATAACTCTTCCTGTTGTCGTTTTATCCGGAATACGGAGATAGTCATCTCGACCAATTCTGTTAATAGAAATATCGGTTCCGTCACGTTTCACAACGGCTGATAAAATATCTACGGAGGACTGCACATCTTCTAAAGAAGGGACAGAACTGACGGTAGTGGTAGCGGAGCTAGAAGAACCAGTAATGGTTTCAGCAGCCGTAAAAATTCCAGAAGGGACTGTTATTGTCATGGTAGTAGAAAGGGGCTTAGTTATAACAGAAGCAGTAACCGAGCTGCTACCGCCGGTAATAGTTTCACCGATAGTAAAACCACTGCTATCTGCTACGGTTAACGTAATAGTTCCTAACGGATATTCAGTAACACCGGAAGCAACTGTTTGGGTTACTTCCGCTACGGTCCAGAGGTTTAACCCACGATTAGCCCAATCCGCGAATAAAAGATTTAAGGACCTTCGTGCAGTACGGGCATCATAACCTGTCCGTAGTTCTATCCCACACCTTTCAAAAGCTTCCTCTATATATTCCGCTACATCAGGTTCAAAGTTTTTTGATCCAGAAAGAGCCATAAAAACGAACCCCTATTCTATCCCCCTATAAGTAGGGACTTAATTCCAACTATTATTTGCCCTAATATCAAAAATCCCACACCCCATAAGATGCGTGTAATATTATCTATGGACTTTTGGATATGGTGAAGGTCATTAGTTTTTATATCCGCTACTTTTTGAGCTAATAATCTTAGATCTCCTCGAATTTGAACTATTTCAAGCTCGTTCTTTCGATCCAGCTCTACCATCGGTTAGTACTCTTTAATACAGTATAAAGTAACGGAATAGGTGTCTCCGCTACCAGCACCGACTGTAGTAAACTGGATGTCTCCTGTTTTTCCGACTCCTGCATAATTAGGCAAACCACCAATATCGGAAAAATCTAACGTGTCCGAATAATCAGCAGGAAGTTCCAATGCGATTACATCAGCAGTCGCATCCCAAAGAATTTTTACACCCATACCTACATTTGAAAAAACCACTTTTTCTAATCGAACTCCGGTACAGGTATCCAGATCCGGACTCTGAGATAAAGAAGATACATCCACTTTTGTTACAGCAGATTCTCCACCCGCATCACTGGTATCAGTACAGTAAATGACAGCTTTTCTTGGACCGTCTATTATTGTGGTTGTCGCTACAGCATCAGCCATATGACTCTCCTATAAAGCAAGGAGTTAGGGGGTAAGCACCCCCTAATCCAAATCAATTAATAACTAACGCCCCGATCTTGCGCGACCATAATATAGTCAATGCTCATCGACTTTGTTCCGGTAGCATTACCAGAAATTTCCGCAGCCGCTTGCGTCATATTAGCTGTTGGAACATTGGTAGAATGGGTTCCTACAAGAGTCCTATTGATATAGAACTTTACCTTATCGGTTGTTGTTCCTTTTGTAGCTACAAAGCTAACAGTAACATCAGTCGCGTCAGAAAGATCATATGTAGTTCCTGACAAAGTCGTATCGGTTTCACTGTCGCTTGATTCAGTAATCAAATGAGGAGTCGCATCTCCATCATCAATTTGGAAACCAATCCTGTTCGACGCAGTGAAAATAGCTTCTGGATTTGTCGCAAAGTTTTCACAAACCCCAATGAACATATCCATCTGGTCTACATCAGACATTTGGAACCGAGCTTCAAAATAAAGCCTTTGCCCCGCTGTTGAAGGAAGTCCCCATATTTCATTTCCTTGAATAGAGCTGCCGTCATCATCGGTAGTTGCCGCCGAAGTAAGATCAACTACTCCATTCAAAGCATCTGCCTGTAGTGCCGCTGAAGCACCTGAGTCCTTTACAACGGTCCAATCATTAGTGGCATCCAGAGTGACGCCAGTGAAATCATCCATGTACCGGGTTTGATCCGGCCATGTACCAATATTAAGATTTTCGAGAGAAGCCCTAGCTGCTGAAAACAGAACGGGACCTGAAAAATGTGTGTTAGCCATAACGAGTACCTCCTTACGAGAGGGTTTGCCCTAGAGTCTTCGTAAGCGTCTGCTGGGCCAGTCGCTAGGGCTGTTATATCCCAGAAAAGAAGGGAGAGAGCGAACCCTCTCCCCGCATTCCATTATGCTCCAGGTGAACCAAAGATACCACGAGGATCAGACCAACCAAACGCATAGCGTTCACGGGCCTTGTACCTTACATTTCCGGTATCGAAGTCACCTTCCATGGAAGTTCTAATCGGAGTTCGATTAAAACCTTTTACTCCATTCGGAGCATCAGTCTTGATGAACCAAGCATCAGTATCCGTCAAATAATGGTTAACGGCATAGCCTTGCGGAATCATTCCCATGTTCCGAATAGCATTGATGTCGTTATCCGCTGTTCCCGGACGAAGTGTTGATTCAAGTAGACGGTCGGTAGTGAACTGAAGTTCCTTTGGAATTATCAGTTTTGTACCTTTAACAGCAACTTTCAGACCGCGCTCATCGACAAATCCTGCGATATCAATAAGAGCCTGTTCAAGACTGGTCTCATTTAAATCGGCGGCTGTCGAAAGCTCGTTCCGGAAAGTATTACCGTTAGCCAGTGTATGAGCCGTGGAACAAAGTTCCAGCCCATCACCACCCGTATAGGTACTGTCAAATGCATTGTTAAGAACCGCTGCACCTTTGACCTCTTTGGTCTGGCTCATGCTTCTTGCCAAAGCCCGTG